CACAGGATAAAGTGGAACAACTAACTAAACAAATTTCAGATATTCAGGCTAAGTACGCAAGTCTTATGGCTGATCACATGAAATTAAATAAAACGTACGCAGATTTACTAACCAGTCATGCATATGTAGAGAAAGAACTACATGATACATATGACAAATTGGTAGAAGCTAGCAAATCCTGGTGGAGCAAGTTGTTTAAATAATAAGACAATATAAGCCCGCTATGCTTAATGCATAGCGGGCTTTTTTGTTACCTAAAAATTAGCTTGACTTTCCTATACCTTGGTGGTATAATTTCAACACGTATAACTATAAGTACAAACTATGGCAAAGAATACCGGTAACAACCGAATCCCAGTTAAGTGGGTTCGGGATAAGGCAAAATCAGCATACGATAAGAAGGATAAGTGCCATATCTGCGGTACCACCGACGACTTAGAGTTACACCATACCAGATCAATCACCACACTATTAGAAAATTGGGCCCATAAGAATTCTTACGATATATCAACCGACGACGGCATTCTAGCTGTACGCGACGAGTTTATTGAAGCACACCACAAAGAGATTTACGACGACGTATTTACCCTATGTAATAAGCATCACGTAATGCTACATGGGATTTACGGTAAGAAACCCGATTTGAGTAGTGCTGATAAACAAGTTCGATGGATAGAAAAGCAAATAGCTAAAGCTAGCGGAGTAATGGTAGATAGATCTAAGACACTAGGTTCTTTCTTTAGTGAATTTACGTAAGGAAACATATGTCTATTTGGACAGATATTAAAGAGTATTTTACTAGAGAGAAGTTAAATCCGGCACAAGAGTTAATGAGTTATGCAGAAGGTCATAATATTGGTAGTACAGCTAAACCCAGTTATAAACAAGCTTTTGGAAGATTAGAAAGTGTTAATAGAGGTATAGGCATGATAATAGGTGCCTGTTCTAGTTTAGACTATGACATTAAAGATAAAGTAGGAGAGGGCAGTATGCCTGGGATTCGTGCTAGAACTATGCACAATCTACTTAATGTTAGGGCTAATCCTTACCAATCTATTCAAGAGTTCCGGTATAATATATTTACAGATTTTATGTTAGAGGGTAATGTATTTATATACTTTGATGGTGCTTTCTTGTACCATTTACCAGCAGATCAAATACAGATACTTCCTGACGAAAAAACATTTGTAGCGTCCTATAAGTACAGAGGTTTAGTAGATTTTTCAACAGCAGAAATTGCACACTTTAAAGATGTAAGTGGCACATCTATTTATAGAGGTTCTAGTAGATTAGAGGCTGCTGAACGTAATATGCGCATTCTATATAAGATGCAAGATTTCCAAGAAACATTCTTTGATAACGGAGCTATTCCTGGATTTGCATTAGGTACAGAAAATACATTAAGTCAAGTGGCAAAAGATAAAACCATTGCTAACTGGATGGTTAAATACAGTCCCAAAAACGGAGCTAAAAAACCCATCATTCTTGATAGTGGTATGAAGCCACTACAATTATTTAATACTAGTTTCAAAGAAATGGATTTTGATACAAGTTTAGCTAGTCTTAATGTTAAGATCTTAGAAACTATAGGTGTACCACCAGTATTATTAGATGGAGGTAATCAAGCAAATATTTCGCCAAATTTAAGACTATTTTATTTAGAAACGATCCTACCAATTGTACGTAAATATATTTCCGCTATGGAATTTCTAAGCGGTTATGATATAGAAGCCATAACTAGCAGTGTATCAGCACTACAACCTGATATCAAGGATATTGCTGCCTACCACGTAGGTTTAGTAAATGGCGGAATCCTTACAGCCAATGAAGCCAGAATTGAATTAAGATACGAAAAAGACAAAGACCCTGAAAGTGATAAACTCCGTGTTCCAGCAAATATTGCCGGCTCAGCGGTACAGCCTAACGTTGGTGGAGCCCCTAAAAAAGAGCCCCCTAAGTAATTATTGAACAACAAAAATTAGCTATTGACACCGCAGTGCCCGCGTGGTATAATGGGAACTGCGTAAAAGTGCGGGCATAAATTTTTAAGAGGAGTATAGATGACTATTAAAGACAAGGTATTTAGCCTTAGTAGTCAGTTTACGAAAGAGTTACCATCTGCTACGGATGCTATAGAAAGTATCTTTATCAGCGGCTATGCCAGCGTTAATTCCCCTGACAGGGTCGGTGACGTGGTGCCTAGCAGTGTATGGGATAAGGGGATGGTAAATTTCCTTAAAAACCCAATCGTACTGGCATATCACGATCATGATGACCCGGTAGGTCGTGTAGTTGAACATAAAGTAGACTCTAAAGGTCTATGGGTTAAAGCAAGAATCTCAGCCGCGGCAGAAGAGGTTTTTAATCTAATCAAAGATAATGTTCTAACTGCTTTCAGCGTTTCATTCCGTGTCTTAGATGCTGAATATAACTCTGTTGCAGAACTTTTCATTATTAAAGAATTAGAATTAATTGAGATATCCGTGGTATCAGTGCCGTGTAATCAAGATACTCTATTCAGTCTTTCCAAGTCATTCTCCAATGATGAGGAATATAAGTTATTCAAACAGTCTTTTGTACCCGAAAGCGCTTCAGCTAAAGGGCTAGAATCCTCTACGGAATCAAAGGACACAACATCAAAGGAAATTGGAATGGATCCAAAAGAATTACAAGCTATGCTTGACAATGCCGCTACTGCTGCTGCTGAACGTGCCACTGCTTCTATTTTAGCAGCTCAAAAAGCTGAAAAAGAAGCCACAGAAAAGGCTCTAGCAGAAGAAGCAGCTATGCAAAAGCGTATCGCAGAAGCAGTTGCCGCAGTTACACCCTCAAAGACTGGTACTGATCAGTTAATGGCTGACATTGCTAAGCGTTTTGAAGACGAAAGCAAGTCCACTAAAGCCGCTCTAGAGGGTCTAGAAGCTGCTCTTAAAGATAAAGCTGCAGAACTTGAAGCTCTACAAAAGAGCAAAATGACTTTTAATGATAAGAAAGGCGAAGGCATTACTTATCAAGAGAAAGAAAATGCTTATCTGCTAAGTAAGATTACTAGCAAGAGTATCGAAGATACTAAATACGGTCGTGGTCTAGTTGAAAAATATGGTGCTCACGTTAATGCCGCTGTTTGGGAACTAGAAGTTTCTCTTAACATGGAAAATGAAATTCGTCGTAAATTAGTTGTTGCTCCTCTGATGCGTCAGATTGCAATGCAAACTAACGTTATGACGTTCCCATTAAATCCAGAAGCCGGTCTTGCCTCTTGGGTTGCTAATACTTCCTTCGGAACTACGGGTTCTGTAGGTAATACAGTTACACATACATTAGGTCAAGTTACGTTAAATGCGTATAAGGTTGCAACATCTGAATATATGGCATTTGAAGAAGAAGAAGATTCTTTATTCATTATTATGCCTATCGTTCGCGATGCTATGATTCGTCGTGTTGCTCGTACTATTGATCGCGCATTCCTATATGGTGCTACAGATCCTGTTAAGGGACTGTGTGCATATGACACTACATCGACAGTTAACGTAACTAATACTGGTGCTGTTTCAGTTGCCAATATGCGTTCACTACGTAAAGATATGGGTGCATGGGGTCTTGATCCTGTTGACGTTACCTATATCGTTTCACAAGACGTATACTATGATCTATTAGACGATACTCTATTCCAGACAATGGATAAAGTTGGTGTAAATGCTACACTCCTAACTGGTCAAATCGGTGTGATTGGTAACAGCCCTGTTCTAGTATCTGCTGAGTTCCCAACGAAAGCTGGCGGAACAGTTACAGCAACTACTAACTACGCAGCACTAGCTGTTGCTACAGGTAACTTCTTGGTTGGTAACCAACGCGGTCTACGTCTTGATACTCAAGACTTAGTTGAAAAGCAAACTAAAGTATTAGTTGCTTCTCTACGTACAGGTATGACTCAACTAACTACAAACCTAGGTCAAGGGGTTTCAGTACTTCGCTGGAGCTAACCTACCTGAAGATAAGGGCTTCGGCCCTTATCTTTTATAATGGCTCTCCACCAGAAATGGACGAGAATTGACGACTTAAACGTTGAGAGCTATTATAAAAGATTTTATAAGGAAATAATATGGGACTTCCTCTTATAACGTTGGCAGAATATAAAGCATATGCAGGTATCTCCAGCACTAACCAAGATACCCAAATTGCTGCCATAATACCCGCAGTTAGTGATTTAATTAAATCTATTTGTCAAAGAGGGTTTAATGACTGGGTTGATGAAGCAAAGGTGGAAGTATTTAACGGAGGATATCCAAAATTATTTCTAGACGAGTATCCTATTATAAGTATTAATAGCGTAGAGTTTAGCTCAGACTATGGGTATACGTATACTGAACTAGTGGAGTTTACAGATTATGCCGTGGATAATGAAGATCATAGTATCATTACTATTGGGCGTGATAGCCGGGGTTATCCTGTCGAGTTTTCCAGGTATACTAACGGTTATAGGGTAACCTACTACGCTGGATTTGACCCTCTACCATCAGATTTAAAAATTGCTGCACTTGATCTAGTATCCTACTATTTGAAACATGAAGGTAGTGTTCATAGTCCTAAGGCACCGGGGACTAATACCGTTCAGATTGAGTATATTACCAAGACCTCATTACCAGCACATATCAGTCGTATTTTAGATCTATACTGTGGAAATTACAATTAATCATGGCAGAGACTAATAATGCCCCTCTACGAACGTTATTTAGAAGTCTTATTAGTAAAATAAAGACTAGTGCTAATGATGATTATAGAAAAGAACAGAATAAAATAGCAGAACATTTTATAACTGTAAGTTTACAAGAGTTAGATAAGCAGATAGACTTTGTACATAAAGATACAAAAGCTAGCTATATTGCTAAGTATAATGAAATAGCTGATACTCTTGCTACTTTTAATGATAATATGCAGAGTAGTGGTGCTCAAAGTTACACTGCTATATATGATAAAGTATTAGTACATCTTAGAAAAAATGCACCTGCATTATACGAACTAGGAGTTAATGTAGGTCACGTAGAATCTATAATAGTAAAGGCTACTAAAGTTCAGTTTAATGCTTTCCGTAATGCGGAAATGGATATAAATCCAAAGAGAAATACACCTAAAGCTATAGGTCTACAACAAGGTACTTTAACTGATGATGATAGAGCAGAATTAACCAGAGTACTGGCTTTAATGGCTGCATACACTAATACATTACAGAAAATAGATTCTGTACAAGATGGTACAGGATTAATTACCCTATTACGAAGTGCTAGTAAAGATATTGCTAACGTTAAGGTAGAATATCTTCGTGATTTGAATTCTATTAAACAAATGTTGCGTACTGATGGAGATTATTATACTCTTGCAACTGGTTTACTACGTGGTGGCATAGCTGAGTTAAAAATAGGTACTACGATTAAGTTCGTAAGATCAATGGAAGTACCTAAACCAAGATACTCTACTATGGATTTAACTTTGGAAGTAGAAGCCTTTAATACATTTAAAGGAAGACTACAGGGACAATTAAAACAAAATTTAATTAATGCACTAGAAAGTAAATTAGCTGATAATCCTAAGATATGGAAGTCCCTGCAAACATCATTAGACGAAAAAATAAAGCACTTTATAACGGACCAAGAATTTCTAAAAATATTTCCTAGGACTTACGGGTCTAAAACTATTATAGAAGCTGCCGTTGATGTAGTAACAGATGCTATCTCAGGAGAACCTAGAAAGCCGTATAAGGCAAAGTCTCCTAAACAGATTGACAAAGCTGATAGCATAATAAGAGTAAAAGTACCTGACGTTAAAATAAAAACACCTAAATTTAGTAAGTTTAATAATGCAGTACGAAATCTTAATACGGGACAGTTTACTTCTATTAGTAGTCTTAAAGCACTATTAAATAGTCATTTACATGATGTAGTAGCAGCTAATATGGGAGACGGTAATCAACGCAGAATTCTTAATTATAGAACCGGACGTTTCGCAACGTCAACTTTTGTAGAACGCGTTACTTTAGACAGACAAAGTATGGTTGATGTCTATTATAATTATATGAAGAATCCATATGCTACATTTTCCGAAGGTGGAAAACAGCAGTATCCTAGAACTCGAGATCCTAAAATATTAATCTCTAAAAGTATTAGAGAAATAGCCCAGACAATGGGAGTACAAAGAATGAGGACTATACTCGTATGAGCAGAAGAACCAGTATCGTTAATGCCTTCGCAGAAAAGTTTAAAGTTATAGACGGCACTGGTTCTTATAAGACTAACCTCTTTAATAACTCGTTCTCTAAACTTAAATTTTGGGACGAGGTTTCAGATTTTCCATGTATCTATGTAGTAGCGGGATCAGAAACTAGAGAATACATGCCGGCTGCCTTTGCCTGGGGATTTTTAAATATTATTTTAAAAGTATATACAAAAGGCGAAGATTCACAACAATTACTAGAAAATTTGTTAGAAGATATCGAGAGTGTAATAGACGGTCTAAAAGGCGTAATAGTTTATGACGATACTAATAAATATGACACTGCTGAAATATCTATAACTTCTATAACTACAGATGAAGGTTTACTAGCGCCATGGAGTGTAGGTGAAATTAGTCTACTAGTTAGATACCAAGTAATGTAATGAGATCCTGCACCTCTTAGTGTAGGGAAACAAGCGCTATACGTACCAATACAGATAATAATCTAGTTAGTGTATTAGATAACGCATAATCTTTAAAGGAAAGATACATGGCATCAACATTCAATCTTGTACGCAATTCACGCGTATGGTTCTCTGGTAACGTAGACGCTACTACTGGTAACTTAAAAACTACGGCAGCATCTATTACCAATGCGGGAACAGCTGCTACTGTCGAACTAACCGTTCTAGATGGGTTCAGTTTTAGTCAAGCTACACAACAATCAACAATTCAATTAAGCGAAGCAGGTAATACTCCTGTTCGCGGACAACGTGCTTTCAATACTGCACTTGATCCAGTAGATTTCTCCTTCTCAACATATATTAGACCAAACGGTACTACAGATATTTCTTGTGAAGAACAGGTACTGTGGAATGCACTTATGTGTGCTAATCCTATTAGTGCTGGTACAGATTGCACTATTGTTAGTATTACCCGCGGTAGTGCAACTACTAATGCAGCTGCAATTACATGTGCTGCTATGAGTTTAACCGACGAAGGCATTGCCATAAATGATATATTTAACTTAGGCAGTCTACCTGCTGGCACTACGGGTGCATTAGCATGGGCCGGTCCAGTTAAACTTATTAGTATTGATGGTACTCTGGCTGCAGCTACAGTTCTAAACGTAGAATACTTAACTGCTCCTACTGGTGTTGCTGCAAATGCTGCTGGTATAGCAGGTGTGGCAAAGGTATATAATAGTGCCTGGTTCCCACAAATTGCAACTGTCTCTAATCCAGCATTCGCCCAAGTTAATACCGGCATGTCTAATAAGAACCAACTACAGAAATTTGGTATGTATTTCTTAGTAGATAATGCTGTATACGCTATTGATAATTGCGTTCTAGATCAGGCAGTTATTGACTTTGGATTAGATGGTATTGCTACCGTAGCATGGTCCGGTAAGGGAACCAGACTAAGTTATCTACCTTCCGCTACAATTTCATCAGCAAATCCAGCAGTATTTGGTGGTTCAGGTATTGGTACAGGTACAGCGGTTGCTAAAATGGCAACAAGCGGAGATTATAGCTATATTACTAATAAACTGTCAACAATGTCATTGTTAAGTAGTATTATGGGTGGAACTACACCTACTACGTATAATGTGGCATTAACAGGTGGTAGTATTACTATTGCTAATAATGTTAACTACGTTGTTCCAGCTAACCTAGGTGTGGTAAACCA